ACCCCGCGAAACGCGTTGTCCGGAAGGATGTCCACCGTTCCGTCCCCGCGATCCACCTCCAGCGTCGCGGGGTAAATTCCGTGGAAGGCCGTGTCCCGCATCACCCTGCGGATGAAGCGGGCGAGGGCGGACGTCGGATCCATCAGGCCTTTGCTCGCGGCGCGCCGTTTTCGATGATTGCGACCCCGGGCGTTCCTACCGTCGCGAACGTGCCTGTGAAACTGAAGGGGACGCCGCCAAGGACTCCTGCGGCAGCGACTGGCATGGCGGCAGGGAAAAAGACCGTCGCGATGTCCCCCACGCGAGCAATCGGACTCTGGCCGCCGTCGAACTCGATGGCCTCGAGCGAGCCTGGTTCCCAAAGCGACGCGAAGGGCTTGCTCGGGTCCCCAGCCTCGAAGCCGAGGAGCACGCGAGCCCCCGTCTTCACCCGCACCGTGACGCCCGGCAGGCCGTGGCGAATGGGTACGTTCGAGAGCCCGGTGCCGCGCACGCGCTCGTCGTCCGGCAGCAGCTCGAGCGTGTAGTCGTCGCCCTGACCCTGTACCGTCGCGACGAACTGCGCGTGGTAGAGGGTGTCCCGCATCACCCAGCGGATGAAGCGGGCGAGGGCTCTGGTGGGGTCGGGGGAGGGCATCAGATGTCCTCGCCGAGCAGCCGCAGCGCGCCGCGCATTCCGAAAGCCACGCGGAAGTAGGTCAGCAGGATCCCCGCAGGGCCGCCGGTCTCGCCCGTCGTGCTCGTCGCGGCCGCGGTGACCGCCCGCTGCGCCAGGTCAATCAGATCGCGCCACGTGTCGAGCGACGAGCGCCGCGCTTTCACGCGCACGGTCGGGGGGTTCAGCGAGACGATGCCCAAAAAGCTCTCTTCGGCTGAGACGGCGCGCTGGGGGTCGAGCCCTTCGACATCGATGACCGCGCGGTAAACGTCGTTCTCGAGCGTCAGCGTCACCGTCGGGGAAATCGCGGAGTCGAAGGTGACGGTGCTCATTCAGCGACCCAAAAGGTGGTGCGGAGGGCGCCGCGGGAGATCCGGTGCTCGACCCGGCCCACCTTGCGCCCCGCGAGGACGACGCCGGGCCGAAGAGCCAGGGAGTCAGGAGCGAGCAGCACGTTGCCAGCGGCCTCGTCGTCGTCCAGTTCAAGCGCCTCAAGGGTCTTCGTGGCGGTCGGCCAGGTCTCGGCCCCAATCCAAACCGCGCCGCTCTGCAAGACGCGCCAGGAGGCGCCCAGGGCGTCCACGAGGGTAGCCAGAGCGGTGCCGGCGCGGCCGCTGGCGCGCGTCCAGAAGGGCAGGGAGGTGCCCAGGACGCTCGGGGTGGACGAGGCGTCGAGGGCCTCGCCTACCGCTGCCAGGAGCTCGGCGGCGACGTTCCGCGCTTTGATGCCCACGTAGCTGCGAGCGGGGACCTCGTTGCTGAGGCCGCCCTTGCCGCCGACGACGTCCATTCGGCAGACGCCGGAGCGGACCCCGGAGCGGAGCACGGTGCCGGTGTACGTCGCGACTTGGTCGGTTAGCGTGACGGTTCCCGTGAGCTTCTCGTCGCTCAAGGCCTCGAGCGTCGCGACCCATGCGCCCGTCTGCGGGAGCACGAGGCGAATCGTGTCGACCGCGTGCCCGTTGCAGGTGAGGAGCGCGGACATCAGAGGTTTGCGGCGGCCGCGCCGTCACGGGCAGGACGAAGGGCATCGATCAGTGGCTGGACGTTCCATCCGGAGTCGTCCGACTCGGTGTCCTTTGGCTTCGTCGCCGAGTCTTTGATCTTCGTCGGCGCCGCCACCCACTCTTGCAGGGTGAAGCCGACTTTCATGGTGCCACCGGGCGACGGGTGGGCGGCATCACACTCGCCAGGAATCACCACGTTCACGCCCCAGGCTCGCGCCATTGGGTGCGAGATGTCGACTGGATCACGGGGCGCCGTGAGGCTGCGAGGGCGCAAAATCGGGATCGTGCGCGCCTCGAAGTCCTGGAACTCCGCCGGCAACATCTCGATCTCGATCTTCAGCTTCGCGGGGCCGGCGCCGGTGTCACGATGCTGCGACTTCTTGCCCCCGCGCGCCTTCCGGCTGTCGAGGCACGCCGCAAACGAGATCGAGACTCGAGCCGTTCCCGGTACCGGAGCCCCGGCCAGAAAGAGCGTGTCCCACGCGCCGCTTTGGGTCCAATCCGGTACGGACATGGGTCACGTCTCCATTTCCAGCTGGCGGAACCAGTCTTCCATTCGGCGTTCCACGACGTGTTCGAACACCTCCGCGTCCTCTTCCGTGTTTCCGGTGCCTTGAAGGGTCACGTTGAACGTGGCGGAGAACGTCTTCGGGGCGCCCCCGGAGAAGCGCGTCGAATCGATGCTCGGCAGTCTCGTCGATGAGACTGGACTGAGGAGCTCCGACGTACTCGCGACGCTCGAAGCGGTGGCCGCAGGGCTCGCCCAGGACGCGCCGGCGAGCGAACCGGCGTGACTCGCACCAAGGAGGCCGTCCACGTGAGCCCGCCCGAGCTCAGCGGACCGCGCAGATACGTCGCCCATCTGCCGGCTGATGCCCGCGCCAAAGCTCTCGCCTGCGTTCTCTCCGAGGGCGCCTGTGACCTTCGATGGAGAGTGAATCCCCAGCACGCCCTTGAGGGTATCGACGACTCCTGACGCCACGCCCTTCGCGGCGTCAATTGGATAGGACAGCATCGACGAGATACCGTCGCCGAGCCCGGTGATGATGTTCTTGCCGATCTTGATCGTCGAGTCGAGCAGGTCGCCTCCCCAGCGCCGGATCCTTGCGCCCAGGTCCTCGCCCCACAGAATCGCGTCGCCGATCTTCGCAATGAACCAGTCGAAGCCCTTGCCCACTCCGGTAATGAGCGAGTCCCCCAGAACGATGGCACCAAGCGTGAGCGCTCCGAACGCGCCTGCAACGCCAAGCGCGAGGCCCACGACCTCGCCCAGGTGCTTGCCGATGCTTCCAATGATTTCACCGGCACCCTTTCCTGCGGGGCCACCGAGGGAGTCCAGGAGGGGCTGGAAGGACTTGCCGATCGCGCCGATGGTATCGCCGAAACCGGAGCCGAATGATTCACCGAACTTGCCGGCGAGCTCTGCGCCCTTGCCGAGCGCTGCGGAAATCTGGTCGATCGTTGCGACGCCTTCCGGACTTGCGAGGAATCCTTCGACCTTCGAAACACCCTGGCCCGCGAGCTTCGTGAACGGAGAGGTCAGCTTGTCGGTGACCTTCACGCCCGTCGTGTCCTTGAGCGCGTCGAGTCGCCCAAGCAGGCCATGGATGGTGGTGTCCGCCGCCTTCGCTCCAGCCTCGCCGAGCTTGCTCGTTCCGAGCGTCGTCATGACGCTCTTCTCGATCGCGGTGATGGCCGTCTCGGCGTCGATCTGGCCGGCCTGCATAAGCTTGCCGACTTCCGCGCGGCTCTTGCCGAGGGTCTTGCCGATCTCGTCCTGGACCGAGCCCATGCTGAGACCACGTTCGGCGAGCTGCATGCCCTCTTCGGCCTGGAACTTCCCCTTCGCCTTGATCTGCCCGATGGCCGTGAAGATGCCTTTGACGCCCTCCGCATCGGCGCCGAGCGTCTTAAGGTCCGTGCCCATGCGGATGATATCGTCCGCGGCCGCAGGGTTGAACTGCTTCGCCAGCAGCCCCGTGTAGGCCGCCGTGGTGTCTTTCAGGTCGAGCCCGAAGCGCACCGCGAGAGCGCTCGCGTGCTCGAACAGCTGCTCGCCGGCGACGCCGTGGCCCTTCCCGAGCATGTCCAGGGCGAACCGGGAATCCTGCCCGAACATGGCGAACTCGCCCGCGGCTCGAGCTGCCCCAACAGCGAGCGACGCGAGCCCGGCGACCCCGCGCTCGATGAGTCCGCCGACCACGAAGTTTCGGATCTGCCCGAACGCCGAGGGCTCGCCGCCAGAATGCTGCGTGCGCACCAGCGCGGTGTCGAGGCTTCCGAGGGACTTCGACGCCGTGTCGCTGTGATGCCCCAGCGCCTTCATGTGGTTTTCAAGTCCTCCGAGGGATCGCATTGCTGAGCGACTCCCCCCAGTGACCTTGTCGATCAGCCGAAGGGTGAATGTGGCTTCGTCGGACACTCAGCGTCGCTTCTTTTTGAAGGCTTCGGCGAACGCCATCGCGACGCGGGCCGTGATGCGCGTGTCGTCGATCGCCTCTGCCACGAGGATGGCGCCCGCCCAGTCGTTGTCGTCGCCAGTCCCGTCCCGGAACGCTCGCAGGAGCCGCGCCGTCTCGTAGTAGGAGCGGCGCGACTGCTTGGCGAGCCTCAGTCTTTTTTTACGCTGACCTCGACCGCCGCCCCAGCAAGGTCGGCGATCCCGTCAGCGATGCGAGCCGAGATTGCTGGCATCTTCTTGAAGATCGCCTGCAGCTCTTCGACCGAAGGCTCCACGACGACCTGCTGAGCGAGGTCGCGGAACGTTGGGCCCCGGCGTTTCCCCTTCGACAGGTTGTCCTGGTATTCCTCCCACTCGTCGAGCGAAGGGCAGCGAAACGCGAGGAGCTTCCCGTCCCCCGTGACTGCGTGCGCGCACGGCCCATGTTCCTGCTCGAGCGCTTCGAGCTTCTTCTTCTGTTCTTCCGTCACGTCATTCCTCCTGTCAGTTCACGACGCTTGCGCGCCGGTTCAGCGATTCGGTGCGGTCTGGCCCGAGTGTTGGACCTTGCCGTTGCGCGTGTAGCTCATGAACGAGAACGTCACTTCGCCGCCGAGCGCGTCGCTGCCCTGGCTATGGTCGGCGCCGTCGTTCAGGACCCTGCACCCGTACGCGACGTACGTGATGTTGGGTTTACCCTTCGCCTTCAGGATCCACTTCACCGAGAAGATGGTCTCCCGGTAGGTGTCCCCGAGGCTGTCGAGGAACACCTGGCGCTCCTCCTCGTCGGAGAACTCCATGGTCCCCTCGCCGAGGCCCATGTTGCCGGGCGTGCGCTTCAGCGGGTAGCTGCGCGTGCCCATGACGACGCCCTCTTCCGTGGGCTGGTCGATCTTCACGCTCTTCAGCGCGGTGAGCACGCGGTTCGCCGCGTTGAGCTCCGCGCGCTCGAAAGCGTAGGCGTACCCTTCCTGATCAGGATAGGTGAGTCCCATGGTGCGTTACCTCACGCGGCTGCAGAAGCAGCGAGCGACACGACGAACCCGAGGTTCGTCTGGATGTAGTCGATGTATCCGAAGGGCTTGATTCCGACCGTGCCGATGAGCACGCCGGTCTGCTGCACGTTCTGGGTGCGGCTGATCTTGTATCGAACGTCCTGCACGTAGCCCTGCGTGCCTTCGGCGTTCGTCGGCCCCGTGAGCTGCGCGGAAAGCGCGACCCCGACCTCGGCCTCGATTGACGCGGCGTCCGCGTCGTCGATTGTGCCGTCGCTGTTGTAGCGAATGCCCTGCCCGATGAAGTAGGTCGTCTTGGCGTGCGCAGTCTCCTGCGCGATGTCCATCAGGATGCCGTGCGGCCAGAGCTTGAAGTCGCTCCCGCTCGGGCTCTTCAGGCGCGCCTGCGTGATGTAGCTGCCGTCGATGTTGTCGAAGGTCCGAAGCGTCGAGATCTTGATGTCGTCGAGCGCTGTCGGGTTGTTCAGCTCGTCGCGGAAGATCCGGACGACCTCTTCGAGTGGCCCCGACTTCACCCGCTTCAAGTCCGTCGATGGCAGGCTGCGTGCAGCTCGAGCCGCGAAGCAGTCCACTCCGTGGGTGACCGGAAAGGCGTAGCCCGTGAAGGGCTTCGTCGTGACCCGGCGGACCTTGCCGAAGGCGAGCAGCAGGCGAGACGCGACGACGCTCTGGAAGGCGGTCGTGACGAGCGCAGCGCTGTGCCCTTGGTCGCACGCCATCATGGCGCGCCGCGGGCGGCTGCGGTTCGCGAGCGCCGTGAGCTGCGATTGCAGCGCGGCCGCGAGCACCGCGTGCGCCGTCGGGTCGCCGTTGCCAGCGCTTGCGACGGCGACGAGGAACCGCCACGGCGTGGACGTCGCGAGCAGGACGGTCCCGCACTCCGCCAGATCGGTGGCGTTCCACGCGGCGCATGCAACGTCGCACTGGTACACGTCGCCGGCGACGAAGGTCGGGGTCGCCGTGAACGTGATGGTCACCCCGATGCCGGGGATCGCGAACGTCCCGCCGAGCGGCACGAGGAGAGTTTCGCTGTAGGTGCGCTCTGCGGCGGTGTCCCCCGAGTACCCGTCGAGGCAGTACCGGAACTTCGCCACGCCAAGGGCACCGCCGAGAAGGATCTCGATGCGGATGTGCGCGTCGAGGGTGGCCGTCGCGGAGAGTGCGACGACTCCTCCGCCGCCCGTCGCGGTCCACGAGTACGTGTCGGCGAGTACGTAGGTGCCCGCCGGGAATGTCGCGGTGATTCCCGTCGAGCCGAGCAGATAGGTCCCGCCGACTGGCGTGAGGATACCTTGCTCCACCCAGGTCGTTCCGCCATCGGTCGACCAGCGGAACGTGCTCGTGCCGAGTACGCCGCCGAGGGTGATCGCGATCCGCATGGAGAAGTGCCCCTGCGGCGCGCCGGCGACGGTGATGGTCGGCCCGGTGCCGACCTTCGTGACCGCGCCGTTCGTGCCGGCGACGCTGAAGGTCGCATAGATCGGAGCGTTCGCCGCGGGGATCGTCGGGTCCATCCCGATGAAGCCGATCGGGCCACCACCCTGGTCGAGAATGTTCGCAGCGGTCTCGACAGCGGGGCCTTCGCCGCGCGCATCGCGCAGCGTCTGCAGGTCGCTGTAGAACTCGAGCGCGGCGGCGGTGCCGAGCGCGGCGGTAGAGCCCAAGCTCGACACCCCGCACACGACGGGGAGCATCGACGCGGGCGAGGAAAGGCCGAGACCGAAGTCTCGGACGGTCTCAGTCGCTGACGGAATGGCGGGCATTAGCCGGGCTCCTTACGAGTCAGGGTGGCGATGGCCGCGGCGTGCGCGGGCGTGGGCGGATGGTTCGCTCCGGCCTCGAGCGCTGCGCGGTAATCCGCTTCGGAGATCTCGAAGGGATCGGCCTGGTAGTGGTAGGCGTGCCGCGACCATCCATGGAGGACGTCAGCGGCGGCGTGCTGCCAGTCGGTGTGCGGCTCCGACTGCGGCAGTCGCGGATCAGCAGGCTTGCTGAACTCGAGCACCTTCGCCCAATCGGCGGGGGTCCGCTTCGGGGCGGCCGGCGCTTCGGGGGCTGGAGCAGCGGCCGGCGGTTGCACCTCCGCACTCTTCGGAGCCCGCTTGGGCTCCGGACGATCTTCGTTGTCCATGCGTCTCCTCAGCCCTCGAAGAGGGCGGTCAAAACTTCGTCAGCGGTCTCGACGAACCGGCGGCGCCACTTCGCCGGCAGCCCGCGC